CGGGCGCAGCTCGGTGCCGACCAGGTTGCCGGCCTCGGAAGAGGTGCCGACGTTGAAGTCGCGGCGGAAGATGTCGAAGGGCACGAAGAAGCCCTCGGGCGCGCGACCCATGATCTTCTCGACGGCGCGCGAGCATTCCATCTCGAGGCCGGCCTTGGACCAGTCGCCGGTGATGCTGGCGACGAGTGCGCGGCCGAAGCTGTAGCGCTTGGATTCGGCGGGGCTCATGCCGATATGCAGGGCGCTGGTGTCGGTGTGGCGCGACTCCATCTTCTGAATGATGAAGTCCTTGAACTGGTCGACCGTGCGGCCATTGCGCACGGCGTCGGGGCCGTCTTTCGGGTCGAGCCACTTGGCGTAGGCTTCGGCCAGCGCCTGGATGCCGTCGCGGCGCTCGATTTCGAGCTCGGCCGGCGTCTTCTGGATTGCTTCGGTCATTTTTTTCTCCACGATGATGAGGGGGGGCTTTGCTTCGGATTTGGGAAGGTCTTCGACGCCAGCCGACCGGCCGATCCCGACTGTCACGTCCGCGGGCACCGGCACCACCGAAGCCTCGAACGGTTGCCACCGCGTCACGACGAACGTCGGCGGCGTGGCGCCCTTCGCCCGCGCGGCCGCCTGGCCGGCGCGGTAGAAGTCGGCGCCATGCTCCTTTTCCATTTCTCGCTTGAATTCGTCGCCGGTGAGGCGGCGCTTGACGGTCTCGCTGCCGTCCGCGGCCTTCTCCACTTCCTCGATCTCGTCGATGAAGTAGCCGACCGAGATCAGGCTGCGGATCTCATCCTCGACGTCCTGGCGGATCTCCTGGCCGAGGGCGGAGCGGGAGAATTTGACGCCGGTGCGCACCTTCTTGTCGGCGTCGTCGAGCCAGGCGCGCTTGATGACGCCGGCCTGCTTCTCGGTGTCATGGCCGACCAGGAAGGGATGCCGGCCGTCGGACAGGCGCGTGAGGTCTACGGCATCGGCGGAATGGCGCAGGATTTCGATGCCGAAGAAGCGCTCATAAGGCGCCTCCGACGAGATCGACATCTCGACCAGGTCCGCGTCGTCCGCGGCCCGCTTCGCTCCTGCTTCGACCGTTCGCTTGAATTGCATGCGCTTCTCCGGGTTGTCCTGCCCGGAGAATGCGGCGGCGATGCGGACATTGTTAAGGCAAAAAATGTCCTCTTAAACGAGCCCGGTGAGGAAAAGCGCTTCTTCTTCGCGCCGACGGCGCGCGAGTTCCGGCTGGAAATTGACGGGCTTGTTGACGGTCGGGCGGCGGCGCGGCTTGCCGCCGGTGATGGGAATGACCTGCGCGGACAGCGTCAGGTCGGCCGCTCCGGTGAAGCCGGACGCGAAGCTGCCGACGAGCGCATTCGGGTCGGCTTCGTCGAAGTCGAATGCGGCGGGGGCGAAGGCGTCCTGGCTGAACGCGCCCGACTTGAAGGCGTCGGCCACTTACGCTCCGCGCCAGAGGTCGCCGCTGGTGCCGTCTCCGAGCACGTCGGCGCCGTTGATCTTCTGCACGTCGACCGGGATCGTCGTCGCGTTGAGCGCGTCGAGTACCTTGTCGGCGAGGTTCTCCGGCGAAAGCTCGGTAAACGGCGTCCACTCGCCGATCATGGCCAGGCGTCCGCGCAGGTCGGCGGCGCCGGTGAAGCTGAAGCTGCCGCTGCCGCCGAAGGGCACGATCATGGCCAGGTTCGGCGCCCCGGTGAGGCTCCAGCTTCCAGATCCGTCCATGCCGATGGTCAGGCGCAGCACCATCCCGTCGGCGCTCACGGTGACGATGGCGGCGCTGGCGGTCATGCTGACGACGAGGGACAGGCCGCCGGTCTGCGTGAGCGTCAGTGTGCCGTCGCCTTCCATGGGGCCGCCCTTGAGCAGGTCGCCGCTCTGCGAGAGATCGGCGACGCGGCGCAGCGCGGAGAGGCTGCCGGCGGTGAGCGGCGGGCAGAATGCCTGCATGCCGTAGCCGTCCGGCGTCGAGGCGTTGGCTGCATGCTCCTCTCCGGCGAAGCGGTTCAGGCGGTCCCCCAGGCCTCGCGCGTAGACGTCGAGGCCGGGGGCGGCGCCGAAGTGCCGCGCCCGCACCATCGTCATGTAGCGGCCGTTCGGGTAGAGCGCCATGTCAGCCCCAGACGGTTTCCAGCCCGCCGGCGAAGGTGGTCGAGGCGGCGGTGGCGGCGCCGGCGCCCCACAGCCACACGAGGCAGGCGCCGTCGTAGATGCGCGGCAGGCTCGGGATCTGGTTGAGCAGGTCCTTTTCCGTCATGAGTCCGGCCACCGACAGGGTGATCTGCGCGATGGGCCGCGCGAGGCACAGCGCGCCGGTGCCGGTGTTCGCGGCGCTGAAGGTCACGCTGGCGACGTTCTGCACGCCGGAGTCGCCCGAGGCGAGCGGCAGGAAGGGTCCGTAGTTGTTCGCGGCGACGCCGGAGTGCGAGATGTGCCCGGCGATGCCGGAGGCGGTCATGGCGACGGTGACGGGCAGGGTGTTGCCGGTGTTGGCGGACTGGTCGGTGTAGCTCAGGGCGATGTTCTGCGCGGTGGCGCCGGCGGCGGAGGTCTGCACCCAGTAGAGGCGGCAGCCGGCGCCGTTGGCATAGCGCAGGCTCGGCGTGCCGGTGAGGGTCTGCGCGCTGGAGGTGTTGTTGCTGATGCCGGGCCAGTAGCCTTGCAGGTCGACCAGCATCAGCGTGCCGGGGACGCCGGTGGCGGCGGTGCTCCAGGCGTTCATGTTGAGCAGATGCTTGATGTCGGTCGAGACGTTGCCGCCGTGCGGCATGCCGAAGATCTGCGTGCCGTTGCCGGTGGCTTCGTCGCAGGTTTTCCAGGCGAGCGCGGTGCCGGCCCAGGCGTTGGCGATGGGCGAGCCGCCGAGCATGGAAAAATCGTACCAGCGGCCGGCGGTGTAGGCGCTGCCGCCGGTGATCTTGTTGAAGTCGTAGCGCGTGGTTTTACCGGCGCTGATGGCGGCGACGAGTTGATCGATGGATTGAATGGCCATGTTTAACCCCAGGCGAAAGTGAAGTTGCCGAACCAGGACACGGTGCGCGAGGTGCCGGAGCCGATGCGGTCGAACCAGCCGAGCCAGGCGCCGTCATGCACGCGCGGACAATGGAAGCCGGCCTTGCTGTAGAACTCCTTTTCCACGGCGACGTTGTTGTCGCCCGTCAGGCAGGTGCCGAGGATGCGCACGAGGTAGGCGCAGATCAGGCCGGACGGCGGCGTGGTGAAGGTGATTGAGTCCAGGCTGCGGATGCCGGGCGAGGCGTCCGCGAGCGCGACGGTGAGCGGCCCCACGTCGGCGGCGGCGGCCGCGCGCACACCGGAGCAGACGAGGTTCTGGCCGGTGAGCGGGATGTTCTGCGTGACGCTCTTGCTGGCGCCGGTCGAATCGGTGTAGTTGATGAGGGCAACGCCGCTGGCGGTGGTGGGCGCGATGTGGTTCACCAGCACAAGCTGCACGCCCTGCCCGTCAGCATAGCGCGGCAGGGGCTGCGTGTTGTCCATGAACTGCTCGTCGGTTGAATCCCCGTCGATCATGGGGTAGTAGCCGAGCAGGTCGAAAATGACGATGGAGCCGGCGCCGTTGAAGGTCGACTGCGACGAGCGGAAGGTGGCGGAGGCCAGGTGGCGGTGCTCGCCGCTGGCCACATCCGGGAAATAGATGGCGTCGTTCTTCTGCGCAACGCAGGGGGTGAATTCCAGCGCGGTGCCGACGCGGGCGTCGTAGGGGGGCTGCCCCGCCGCGAAGGACGGGTCGGCCCAGTGCAGTCCGTGCGCGGTGCCGGCGGCCTTGTAGAAGCGCTGCATGTGCCAGCGGCCGGCGTCGAAGGCGGCCTGCAGGTCGCTAAGGCTCTGGATCGGCATTGTCGAAGACCTCTACAACGCCATCGGGGTGGTCGGGGCAAACCGGTTCCGGTTCGCCTTCGACCATCGGCCCCAGCTCGCGCCCGCAGTGTGCGCAGCGGTATTCCACATCAGTCGACCGTGCCCGTCAGCGCGCCGGCGTTGAACAGCGGCGTGATGCCGGACGAGACGGCGCGCGAGGCGGACAGCGCGCCGGAGTAGAGGATGGCGGTGGCGCCGGCCGATTCCAGCCCGACGCTGAAGTGGGTGATGGTGTCCGACCCGGCGGTGCATTCGCCGAACTGCACCGTGGCGGCGTTCGTGACCTGGTTGCCCGTCACCGTCCAGCCGGCGCCGCTGCGCGCCACGGCGACGCGGGCGTAGCCGGTGTAGGTGGCTTCGCTGGTGGCCTGCGTGCCGGCCTCGCCGGGGTCGCCCGTGTGCAGGGCGACGTAGAAGCTGCCGGCGGTGGCGGAGTTCTGCAGGCCGGCGGCGTCGCCGACGTTGGCCCAGTCGGTGTTGTTGAACAGCAGGAGGAGAAGCGCGTTCTCCGAGGCGTTTGACATTGACATGGTGGCGGCTCCTTATGCGTCCCTCTCGGTCTGCTTGGTCTTGACGATCTCGCCGGCGCTGTTGCGCTCGACGCTGCTGGTGGTCTCGCGGTCCGGCATGGCGACAATGGAAACCTCGCTCTGCGCGGGCATGATGGCTTCGACATGCACTTCCACGGCGGCGGGGGCGACGTCAACGCGCACTTCGGCCGGCTGTACGGTAACGGTCGGCGGGGCTTGCTCAGGCACATGGACGTCGACGCGCACTTCCGCCGGCTGCAGAGTGACAGAAGCGGGGGCGACGTCGACCCGTGTTTCCGGCGTGGTGATGGTGATCGGAGCCTGATGGATGGTGATGTGCGATGGCTGCTGCGGCTCTGCGGCGCGCAGAGCCATGGCCTTGACCGCTTTTTCAAGGTCTGTATCTTGTTTTGGTTTTGGCTCCGGCGCGGGCGGCTTTTCCTTTGGAGTGAGGCCGGCGGCGTCGAGCATTTTTTTCTCTTCGGCGAGTTCGTCGATGACGTCTTCCAGGTCGTCGCCCTGCTCCGCGGCGATGCGGGTGCGGCTGGCGATGCCGAGGGCGACGCCTTTTTCGTGGGCTTCGATCTCCTTGGCGGGGTCGACCCAGCCCCAGCGCCGGCCGCGGAAGCGGCTGGCGCTGGCGAATTTGGCCAGCTTGTCGGCCGGCAGGGCCTTTCCGCTGATCTCGAATGTGATGTCGCCGCGCAGCATGGCGAGGCCAAGCCATTGCTGGTAGATGGGCTCGACCAGGGCGGCGATGAACCAGTCCTGCAGCACCTTCCATTGCTCGCGCTCCGAGAGTTCGGCGATGCGGGCGCTGGAGTAGTTGACGTCGGTCATGTCGCCGGACAAATTGTGGGTGGCGACGTCCAGACCGGCGGAAATGCCGCGCATGGCGGCCTTGACGAAGCTTTCGAAGTTGGAGTGCGGGTATTCCGGATCCCAGGAGTTGAGCTTGTAGCCGGGAGGGAGCTCGAACAGCTCGCCGGCTTCGACGTTCATCTGGAAGGCGCCGCCGACCTGGCCGTCGGCGATGCTGGCGGTGGCGTCAGGGGCTTCTTCGGCGCGCTCGAGGGCGGCGATCTTGCTGGCGCCGATGCGGGCGGCGAGCAGGGCGGCGTCGTTGAAGCCGTGGAGCTGGGCGGCGCGCAAGAGGATGGCGTGGAACCAGGTGTAGCCGCGCACCTGCTCGGCGCGCTCGGGCAGGAAGATGTGGATGATGTCGCCGGCCGGGATGCGTTCGACGCCCTGCTGGCCGGTGGCGTAGCGATCGCCTGGGTGCTGGGTTTTGACCCAGTAGGCGAGCGGGCGGCCGGTGGCGTCGATCTCGACGCCCTGGCGGATGGTGCGGGCGCCGGTGGAAAGATTGAGGGTTTCGTCGAGCCGGTCGGCTTCGAGGAGCTGCAGGGCGATGCCATAGGGCAGGTCGCGCCGGCGAACGATGCGCACCAGGGCTTCGCCGTCGCGGGCGACGCCCTTGGCGATGAGGCGCAGCAGGTGCGGGAAGGTCATGCGGCCGGCGATGTCGGCGGTTTTGCCCCACTTCGCCCAGTGCACTTCGACGGCGTCGTTGGCGGATTTGTCGAGGGTGGTGGGCTTGTTCGGGTCGCGCTGGTCGCGGTAGGCGCGCACCTGGAGCTTCGGCCCGGCGTGGCCGGCGACGTTGGCGGCCACCAGGGTGAGGAAGCGCCGGCCGTATTCGTTGTTGGCGGCAAGCTGCCGGCCGCGGGCGCGCATGATGACGAGCGAGGCGTCGAGGTCGGCATTCACCGCGCCGCTCCAACTGGCCATGCTGGCGGTGAGGCGCCCGACGGCGCCGCCGGCGAAGCCGGCCGAGTTGCCGGAGCCGTAGGTGGCGGCGTAGTTGTCGCGGGCGGCGGGCTTGATCCAGCGCAGGAAGGCGTCGAGGAGGCCCATGCGTCAAACCCTGAACTGAATTTTGCGGCCGAGGCCTTCGCCCTTGGCGATGGCGGCGGCGGCTTCTTCGTTGCGGACTTCGAACCCGTAGCGGTTGCGCAGCTTGACGAGCTCGCCGATGGGGATGAACTTCATGCGCCGGCCGGCGATCTCGTACTCGGCGACGGCGGGGTCGCGCGCCTCGAGCCAGGCTTCGATGGCATCGAGCATCTTGCGGGCGTGGCTGCGGCCGTCGTAGGCGGCGGTTCCGGAGCGGTAGTCCGGGTCGACGGTGAGGGTGCCGGTGTCAACGGTGTATTTCTCGGAGCTGCCGCCCTCGACCCAGGCCATCCATGTGTAGCTGCCGGCGGTGTAGTTCGCGGTGGTGGCGGCGGCGACGCTGACGAGGTGGTCGGTGCCGGAGGTGCCGGCGACGATCTCGAAATAGCCGGTGGCGTTCTTGAAGCGGTATTTGAGCGTCCAGGCACCGGCAGGGTAGTCGGCAAGCGTGCGCGTCCACTTCCAGGTATCGCCCGCGCGCAGGGATTGCGGCTCGTTGGTTGGAATGTCCAAGGGCAGGCTCCGGCTAAATGCGGCCAGAGTGCTGCAGGCGGGCGGACATTGTTAAGGCAAAAAATGTCCGCTACTACTTCCCGTTGCGGATGCGCCGCACCTGCCGCACCGACAGCCCGGTGGCGAGCGCCATCTCGACCTGGGTGCGCTTCTCCAGCTTGGCCAACTGCACGGCGCGGCTGGCCTTTGGCAGGCTCGGCACATAGACGCGCTCGCCGCCGTAGAGGCTCTGCAGCTTGACCTTGACGTTGGTGGCAACACCGTCGGGCACTTCGACGCCGGCATCGCGCAGGGCGCGGATCATGTCGTGGATCATTTTCATCATCTCCGTCAAAAGTTGTTCCTCCCGATGCGTCCGATGCGCCGTGCCAGGGGCCGCGGCGGCGGCGCCGTGTCCTGGGGGCTGACTTTGGTTTCCGCGCCCTCCTCCGCGGGCGCTTCCGGCTCGAGCATCTGGCGGCGGCGCTCCCAGTCGGCGACCTTCCACTTGTGGATGTAGAGCTCGGGGTGGTGGCTGGCGGCGACGGCATAGACCCAGGTGTCGAGGACTTCGTTGCGCTTGCCCTTCTTCAGCTCCCAGCGGTTCTTGCGCGGGTTGAAGGTCTCGGCGACGAGCTGGTCGTACCAGCCGGATTCGAGTTGCTGGGAGAAGCGCACCTTGCGGTCGGCGGGGTCCTTGTCGGCATCGCCGTTGAGGCGGGCATACAGCAGGTGCTTGGCGGTGTCGGCGCCGACCGAGTAGAGGAGCACGCCCTTCTTCGCGGTCTTGCCGCGCCAGGTGACATCCTGCTGGCTGGGCTTGCCGAGGATGGCACGCCCGGGGCTGCTGGCGCCCTTGAGGGCGAGGGCGCGGCGCACGCGGCCGCTGCGCACGAAGGCATACACGGCGTGGGTGTGGTGGCCGCCGGAGTCGATGCCGGTGGCTTCGATCTTGAGGGTCTTGCCGGCGCCATTGATGAAGGTGGCGGTGAGGAAGTCGGCGACCTTCTCCCAGACGGCGTCGTCGGCTGGGTTGCCGGGCAGGACGTGGTAGTCGATGGTCCAGGTGCGGTCGTGGCGACCGTGGCCGAGGATCTGGATCTCGACGCGGTCGTCCTGCACGTCGACGCCGGCGGTGAGCACCAGGCAACCGGCCGGCACGGTGCGCAACTGATACGGCTCGGCGCGCGCCTCGAGGGCGTTGGGTTTGATGTCGCGGCTGCGGTCGGCCCAGGTCTCGCCCAGCCGGGTGTTCATGAAGCGCATCAGCTTGGCGGGGTCGTCCTGCGCTTCGATCCATTCGGCGGCCAGCTCGGGCCATGTGAGGCCGAGGCCGATCGGGCTGTAGAGGGCGTTGATGTGGTAGCTGGGGTGCGGCGCGCCGGGGGCCTCGGCGATCCAGCGGCCGTGCGCGAGCATGGCGGGCTTGTGGTGCTCGTGGATCTCGGCGCCGCATTCGCGGCAGACGTACCAGGCATCGACGATGCGGCGCGGGTTGTCGGGGCGCTTGCTCCAGCGCAGGTTGGACCAGGCGAGGGGCTGCAGCTCGTTGCAGTGCGGGCACGGCACATGGAAGCGGCGGCGCTCGCCGGCGTCGAAAAGCTCTTCGATGCGGCTGGCGTCCTTCATGGTCGGCGAGCTGGGCACGAACAGCTTGCGGTCGTGAAAGGTGGTCAGGCGCACCTCGAGCAGGCCGAGCGGATCGCCCTGCAGGGTGGTCCAGTCGTATTCGTCGACCTCGTCGGCGATGGCGTAGCGCAGCGAGGTGGATTTGAGTTCGGCGGTGGAGCCGGCGGTCTTGGCGTAGAGGATGCCGCCGGTGAATTTCTTGCGCTGGGCGTTGTTGTCGCTGCCGGAATTGCTGCGCCGCGCCAGCACCGCGGCCACCGGCGGCGTGACGGTGGCCATCGGCTCAAACTTCTGGCTCATCCAGTCGGAGAGGGATTTCTCCGTCGGCATGACGACGGCGACCGGGCCCTTGGCATGCGTCATGATGTAGCCGAGCCAGTTCGATGCGACCTCGGTGCCGCCGACCTGGCTCGATTTCATGAAGGCGACAATGCGCGCCGGGGAATTCTCCGAGAGCTGGTCCATGATCTCGCGCAGGTACGGCGTGCGCGCCGTCTTCCACGGCCCAGGCTCGGCGCTGCCGACCTGCGAGAGCACCCGGTTGGCATCCGCCCACTCGGACACCGTGAGCGGCTGCTTCGGCTCCCAGCCGCGGTCGAAGGCGCGCAGGGCGAGCAGGTGGCCTTCGGGGGCGCCCATCAGGCCACCCCCTCCGTTAATTCCACCAGCTTGCGGCGGGCGTCCTTGTGCATGTCGTCCATCAGGCCGACCACTTCCTGCCGCAGGGTGCCGAGGATGGCGTCGTAGTCCTTGCCGACGAGCAGGCCGGCGACGCGGTGCGGCAGGTTCTCAATGCCGGCGCGGGCGAAGGCGACGAGGTCGTCGAGGGCGGCCTGGACGTCGGCGCGGGAAACGAGGGCGCCGGCGGCGCGTTCGTAGTCGAGCTTGGCCTGCAGGGCGAGGTAGTGTTCCTTGCGCGCCATGGCGTCGGCGCGGGTGGTCCGGGCTTCGCCCTCCCCTTCCCCGCCGTTTTCCTGCCCGCCGGGCGGCGCAGGCGGGCCGCTGGCAGGCGTTTGGCCCTTGGCCCTGGCCCAGCGGGCGGCAACGTCGTCGCGGCCGCCTGCGGTGGCCAGGATGCGGGCGCGGCTGGCTTCGACATCGACCAGGCCGTCAGCGGTGAGGACAATCCGGCCGTCCTGCTTGAGGCGGGTGACGTAGGAGCGG